CATAGAGCTTCAGGCCATTAACGAGTTTGATGCCAAGGTCGATGATGTCGCGTTTCAGGCGGCGGTCGGACCCCCAAGCAAACGGGTTAAGACCGTATTTCATCCCACCGAGAATGCCAGCCTGCCCGAGTCCAAACATGCCACCCATAGCGGCGTTCTGTTGCTGCATCTGCGTGTTGTAGTTCTGGTTTGCGAGTGCCGCCGAGTTGTAGGTATAGTCTCCGATGTTTGCGGCGTTGATGCTCGGCGCGTTGTACTGTTGAGCGTTCGGCAACGAGACTTGCCCGCCCGACATGAGCGCGGAAATCTCATTGATCGGCTGGTTCCGCAACGCCAGCATTTCTTGAAGGCTTCGCGACCGATTGGCCTGCTGCATCCCGAACAAGCCCTGCTGCTCGCCAAGGCCCCGCGCGGTAATCGCTAGTCGTGCGTCATTGGTGTTGCGCCCGAACTGGTCCATCTCGTTCTTGAAAGCCTCAGTCCCGCGCTGGAAGCCCTGGTTGACAAGCGTGTTTTCCAGAGACGCGCGTTCCCGGTCCAACTGCGGATTAATCCGGTCGAACATGGCTTGCTCGACACGGGCGCGATCCGCCGAAAAGTCGTTAGTGACTTCTGGAAGCCCATCGGCGGTTGCGTTGGTTCCCAGGACACTGCCGAGCCTATCGGTCTGGTTGATGGCAAGATCGTTCATCTTGCCACCAAGCTGCGTCTGCTGGTTATAGAGCTGCTGCTGTTCCGGGCTTAGCGTCGTGGTCTGCGTATAACGCGGAATGTCATAGACCTTGCCATCCGGCCCGGTCATTTTATAGGTGTCGGTCTGGTTGTATGACGTTGAACCAGTGGGGCCGACTTGATTGACGTTGCCGAGAACGCTGGATGCAATCGCGCTGTTGACGTTTGATCCGGTCTGCGCCTCTGCAACCTTTACCGGGTTCGGCGGCGGCGGCGGCGAGGGAGTGCTTTTACCCATTGCGTTTTATCCATCTGCAATCGTCGCGCAACATCCCGTAGGACATCGCGTCTGTGATACCGTCGAGGCCGCGTGCGTGTACGCCCTCTAGGCGGAAACCAAGGTTCTCAAGTAGCTTGCGGGCTTTCTTGTTCTTGCGCCCCGTGAACGCCGTCAGTCTCGTGCATCCGAGTTGCTCAAACGGGTATGCGAACAGCGCCCGCCACGGCAGGAACGCCGCGCGATCAATGGCGATACTTGCCTCGATGTCGTGGCCCCTAAAATTGTGGTACACGACGCCGCCGATCAGGTTCCCACCCCGCACAATCCCCAACGCCGTACACGGCCCGAACGGGGCCTGCATGTGCTTGATACGTGACGCAACGAGGTTGGAGACAAATTCATCGGCACCGAACAGAATGGACCCGATGATGTACGGCTTAGACGCTTCGACCGCGCTCAATTCTCACGTCCGTTCCGTTGTAGAATATCGCCTCGGATGACGAGACGGCGAACGCGACAGAACCCGCCCGGCCCTCTCCCGTTGTGCCCTGCCATCCTAGTGTCGTGGTGGTACCGCCAGCCCACTGGAACGTATCCCATTGAGCTGCATCCCATTGCGTGCCAGCCGTGGACGACACCAGCGTCGTGACATCGGGGATACTCAAGTCGTAATCGACCTGGATAGAAACGGGCGGATTGTACGGCGTCGGCGCATTGAAGATCGGTCGCGCCATTACGAACCGCTTGATGTGCGGCGTGTTGAACGCACTGTAAGCGTGCTGGATCGTTCCGATGATGTTGGACGAACCGTCTAGCTGCTGCGTGTCGTATTTATAGACCTTGCCGTCATTCCCGCCGAAATACAGGTCATTGTTATGGATCGCCCAACAGCCCGCGTTGACCCCGGTAAACCGGCACCACGCGCCGGTCAGTTCGTTCATGACGTATTGGTGCTGCGTCACCCGTTCCGTGATCGGGACGTTCACGATCAGCAAGTTACCTCGGGGATACTCAATCGACTCCCAGCCGAACGCCGAACCAGTGGCATAAAATTGGCTCTTGAACTGACCGCTGATCTTGTCGGTGAAAGCAGTCCTTGCAGCAGCCCCCGCCGTCATGCCTAGGATTTGCGAGAGCGGCACCATTCCCTGACTTGTGAGGATACCCAGATCAGCACCGGCAGGAACAATGCACCGCCTCCCGATAACGGGTGGAATGTTATAGACGCCGACAAGTGCTGACGTTGAAGCACTAGACGGATCGACGCCCGCATAAATGACGCACTCGCCCTTGGACGATACGAACACCGCGAAATCATCGGGACCGGAGCCACCGTCGCGGGTCCATGAACCCATCGCCATGATCTTGCCGCCCTTGCGGAACGGCGGCAGGAACTTGGTCAACGTCCCTTGAATGGCTGACGTTGATAGATACCAAATGTGGAGTTGGTTTTCCTCGATGAACCAAAGCCGGTTCATGTGGTTGTGAACGCCGATCAGGTTCGTCCTGGTCAGACCTGACGCACTCACCGAACATGTGGCCCACGTAGAGCCGTCGCACGTCAGCGGAACGTCGGCACCGTTCGCCGCAACGGCGTACAGGCCGGACGTGTTCACCATGTAATCGTAATACCAGCGCCCATTGGCAAGCCCGGTAAAGACTTGCGCGGTCGCGGAGGCCGTCACAGCCGAAGTGACATCCCAAATCTTATCCGGTGTCGCGGCGTACAGTTTCGCGCTTGAGCCGTTCAACGCCGGGAACGGGATAAGCGTCTCAATAACAGTCGTCGTCGCTAGAGGCGCATGGGTGGAATAACCCCCACGAAGCTTGAGCGCGGTCGTATCTGGAATGAAGTTGTCCAGCACAATCGCGTCTGTTTCCTCCATCAGAGGAAGCGCGTCACGCCTGTTCCAACCGCCAACCGGAGGCGGCAATGGGACAACCTTGAACACCGCGTCCGAATGGGGACGCCGCGTTGCCCTGGATTTGGTTGCGACTTGCCGCATCAGACTTCCGTTACAGTCCCATTCCAGTACGGGTCATCAAGGTCTTTCGGAGACGACGATATGACGGCAACACCAAGCCCTCGGTCGCGCGCCGCCGCCTTCTCGACTTCGCGCTCGTATGTCGCGAGTTCTTCGGAATAGTCCATGCCCTTGGAGCGAAGCCAGCGCCAGCAGACGCCGAGTTCGATCAAGTGTTCCGGGATACGGGCCACGTCAGCGTCAGCCGTCCACTCCGACTGATCCGTCCCGCCGCTCGACTCGCAGTAGTTCTTGGAAACGTAATCGAGCGCGAACGTGTCCCCGGCAGACGGGGCGGGATAAACTTGCAGGACGCCACCGATAATGCGCCACCAGCCCTCTACGCCGCCGCTGATGCCGCTTTGAAGCCGCTGCCAGATGTTCGATGACGTGGGGCCAGACAGGCGGGTGTTGTTCGAGCGGTTCCAGATTTCAACATCGGGAACAAGATGGTCATAGTCGCTCGGGAGCGCGTCCGCCTGCGCCACGGTCGCCGCACCGGTCCAAGTGTGCGCCACCACCAAGTTCTGCCAGTCATGGCGGCGCATCAGTTCGCGCGCCTCACGCTTCGCCAGGGTCAGGAACATCACGGCACTGTCGTCCGTGTTGCCGACAACGGACGCCGGGACAGGAAGGCTTAGTGACGTGGCCGCGCCTTGGACAAGCGTGAGCAAACTCATTTAGGCGGCTTTCTTTTTCTTCTCAGCAGCCCTAGCAAGAACATTGATCTGCTCTTGCATGGCGGCCATCTGGTCTTTGAGCTTCTGATTTTCAGCGGCCAACTGCTGAGACGCGGCGGCGTCCTTGGCCGTGTCGAGGAACGCTTTTGCCTTGGCGCGCAATTCGTGGCCGTTGTTGCCGATCTTGCCAATATGCCCGTCATGGACGGACGCGAGAGCTTCAACGGTGTGGATACTCGCGGCCTTGAGCGTCATCGCCATTGCGCGCGTGACTTGGGGCCATTGTTCGATAGGCATCCCCTCGACAACCGGCTTGGATTCCCGGTTCTTGAATGCCTGATAGGCGTTCGGGAATTTCCGGCGGTCTGCGTCCGTCGAGGGCTGAAAATACTCAGAGTTTTTGTCACCCGGGACAACGAGCTTGATGTACTCGCGCTCATTGAACACCGGATAACCGGCTTCTGCGGACTTCCTCTTGTCCGGGGTCGGCACCAGACAGAACCCCACGGCGATCTGCGGGACATTCTCGGGCAGGCCGAACTCGCGTTCCATCATCATCGGGCAGTTGTCATCAAACGTCATGCGGCCTCTGCTAGTTTGGTTGCGTAACGAACCCAGTTCTGTAAAAGCCCGTCGCCGTAAATGCGCCACTTCACGTCCGGGCGCTGCTTCACCATGTCAAAGAAGTTCGCGGCGTAGGTCATAAGGACCGGCGACGTTACAAAGTGCCGGTCTTCGATCTTGGTCAGACACGTTGTCTGTATTTTTCCGGCGTGCTTCCCTGCGTGCTGGGTCTTGCCGTCATCCGCGAACGAGCAATCCATCCCGTAGATGGTCAGGTTGCGATAACCCATGAAATACAGAACGCCGATGGCGCGAAGGCCGACAGAGCCGCCGCCGGCAATGTTCGGAGCATCGTTCTTCAGTTCGTCGCGGACCCGGATATGTTCTTCGGCGTGCCACAGCCGCACATCCATGCCGTCCATCTTGTCGAACAGATCACCGTGACAGCTCGCCGCCAGCAGATATTCAACGTCCTTGCGGGGCGTAACCTGGACGGCCTTGTGAGGGCGTGGATCGCATTCAACGTGGTATTTCGGGATGATGCCGTGTTCGATCAGGAAATCATGCGACCCAGAAACCGACACGACATCTGTATTCGGGTCTTGGGCTTCCTCTTTCAGCTTCTCGATGTAGTCTTTGAGAGACGGGCCGTAGCAGGCAATAATGGCTGTGCGCTCGTGCTTAGGCTTCAGTTCAACAAACGTCTTGAACTTCGCCGTGCTCGCCTTGATTTGGTCCCACCGCTTCGTATCGGTGCTGGACGGGATTGTTTTGACACCCGGCACAAGGACGTTGCAATCGGCGGATATGACGAGATTGCCCTGATTTTCCAGCGCGTCCGTGATCCTGAAATACTTGCTGATAATGTGTTTCCACATCTCGGCATCAGCCATCAAATCCGGCTTGATGACGAACAGGGCACCCTTTCTCGCCAGCGAACGGATGTTTGCCAGCGCAGACTCGTAGTCCATCAGGTGCTCAAGGATGTTGACCGCGAACAGCACGTCGGCGGGCTTGTCGTCCTTGTCGTTCTCCCACATGGCGAACGTCTGCGCCGATACCGTGGGGTCGCCGTACTTGGCGAGCAACTTGCGCTGCTCGTCAAAAAGCGCCTCCCAGTCCTTCGTCAGTTTGCGGCGCTTGGCATGGTCTGGCTTGACGTACTTTTTATGCGGGTAGTCACCGACAACAGCGATACGGGTTCGCCCACCACCCATAACCCAATCCGCACAGGGAAGGACCGTGTACGTCCGCCCCTTGATGACCTCGTTGCAGCCGAATTGCTTTGTATCAATGCCCCTGCCATCCGGGCCGCTGGTGTAATAGTCATCAAAGGCGATCAGCCTTGAACTCTGCAACGCCTCGTAGTCGCCCCGGATCGTCTCGACCGAATGACCGCCGTCGATAAACGCGAAGTCTGCGGTGATCTGCTTGCCGTGCAGGGTCTTTCGGGTGTTGCCTTGGACCAACTCCCAGGTGAAGCCGGGGTAATCCTGTTTCAGCCTGTCTAGCTTTTGCTGCGCCCCGACCAGATCGGGCGCGCCCTTACCGTTCTTTTCCGCCTCGTTGCTGTCGTCGCTCGCATCATCGAACAGGTCGTATCCGACATAGTGGACGGAGACGTTATGCTCGAGCGCGGCGCGACACATCCGCTCGGCACGGTTGCCACGGTGAACGCCGACTTCAACGATGGTCCTCGGCTTGCAAAGATCAATCAGCTTTATCAGTTGGTCGTATCGTGACGGGGCGAGTGGTGCCCGCTTGCGGTTGCCCTTATAGTGGTACATGACGCGCGCAAGGGGCGTGTGCGCCATAACGTCAAGGTCAGGCCCCTTGTGGGCCTCACCTAGATCGTGGAAAGCGTGGCCTTCCTTCTCGTAAGCCTCTCTGAGAAGATCGAACGCCGCGCAATCGTGCTGCTGTTTCTTTCCTCTATAGGACTCGACCTCGACAATCTGTCCGGTCGTGTACATCAACCGCAGATCGTCCAGAAACCGCTTGCCGTCATCGTCCAGCCGATAGGCTACAAACCCCGCCTCGGTGTGGTTCCACCATTGCCGTCCCATGTAGGCCGCAACGATGTCGTCCGGGTACATCGACTTTAGAAATTCATGCGTGACCGGGGCAATCGTCTCAACATCGCCGTCCAGCCAGATCAGCCAATCGGTGTCTCTCGGGGCCGCCGTGACAGCGAATACCTTATGAGAGAACTTGACGGGCTGGAGATTGTAGTCGGTCGGATGGTCCTTGTGCGCGGCCATGAAGGCGGCGCGGTCCTCGTCCTTGTCGAGCGGAATCCACTCGGCGCGCTCTATCGCGTCCGCAGGCTTCTCACCCTCATAATAGACGTACAGTTTGACATCGTTCGGCCAGTGCCTCTTGAACGTCTCAAGCATCCGCCGCCCGTACAACTCATAGCCATCGGGCGAGAACGATGTGACGACGGCTATACTGCCCATCGTTCAAGCTCCCGCATCCACTCGTCCGCGAAAGCCACATTCCGGTAGCCCTCGAATGTCGGAATGCCATCGGTAAAATGAACGATGTCCGGTTCGATCTCCGGGTCGCTGTGCCCCACCAGCCAATTCCAGGACTGGTCGAGTTCTCCGATCTCGTCGTCCTCCAACCAGCAGAGCCGGTGCAGATCCCGCCCCGGCAGCGTGTTGACCATCTCAACGTCGAGCGCCTTGTTCGACGGGTGGTCCACGTTGAAAGCCAGAACGCTCGACCAGTTCTTGCGCGGATAGGCGGTCTGTACCTGGCCGTCCATCTTGGTGCCGTCTTTCGGCTGGTGATTATGCTTGACGCACATCACAGCCTTCGTGTCGTCCAACTGCTGCTGCAACACATTCAGGTTCGTGCGAACCAGCATGTCGCAGTCCATGAACAGAGCCCAGCCATCGATGCTGTGAAAGCCTTGGTTCCATTTCTTGACGATGGACGGGACGAGGAAGCGTGAAATTGCGAACTCCGTGGACATCGGGGCCGCAGAAATCACGTCCCACAACTTGCCAAGGCGGCGCTCGGTCTTTCGATAGTAGAGGCCCCTGGCCTGCAAATCGGAAAGCACCAAACCATGAATAGGAATGTGGCTATCGAATTTGCGGATGCTGGCGCGGGCCACAGCAAAGGCCGCAGCCTCCCTCGGGTCGAACCCGATGAAGACTTGCATGTGTTTAACTGTCAAAAGTCCCCCAAAAGAAAACGGGGAGCCGAAGCCCCCCGTTCCCAGTTCGTTGCGTTTGAGCGTTAGACGGCGAACGTGGTGCCGTAACTCGGATACGTCAGGATCGCCGCAGTGAGCGAGTCCGACGTGTTCGACGTTGCCGTCAGAACGATACCGTTGATTGCCGCCGAGGCGGAGGCCGCCGCAGTGTCGGTCACAATACCGGCAGTAGTGCCGATCTTGAGGCCAACGGCAGGGAGCACGCTGGTCGAAGCGCGAACAAGCGTCCGACCAAAGGTCTGCACCCAGATATAGGCGCTGGCCGAAGCCGTACCGCTCGTAGTCGGGGTGACAACCACGCCCAACTGATTATGCGCCGTGTTGGCGGTCGCGACAGCAGCAACGGTAACAACGAAGCTACCGTCAATCGTCACGACCGTGCCGAGCGTAAGGTTCTGTGCCGCCGCAACGCAACAAAGCACATACTCCTTATCGCCACCGCTGTTCGGATCACGCACCGAGAGGCGCTGACCCGGAGACACTTTACCCGCAGCCACTTCGTCGCCTGAATAAATACGACCGGGCTGTCCACCAACGAGTTGCATAGTGGTGTCCTCCCTTAGTTCGGGCTGATGATCGTTCCCTGGAGGAACAAGTTGCTGGCGCACATATTGCCAGCAAAGCCCAGGAAACGAACGGTTGCGTCTTGGTTGACGGGGATGCGGTCGCCACCCATCGGCGTGAAGTTCCGCTCAGGGTGTGGCCGCAAGTACAAATAGTTGGTGTTCAGCGCGTACACCGTCTTGGCGGGGCAGTACCCGTTATCAAGAGCGAAGTCCGCATTGCCACCAACGCCGAAGTATTTGAGTGCCGTGAAGCCGTAGCCCGCCATCTCCGTGGAGGTGATACGCTGAATCGGCTGCAAGCTCTCAAGGTAGAGGCGATAAGCGATGCCGTCAGCAACCCAAAGGTCTGGGTGGTCGGTGCCGCGCGTACACGCAATCGCCAACTGGTTGACCGCCGACAGGAACGGCGACGGGCTGGCCGACGCAATGTTGATGGTTGTGGCCGACATCGTGACCGACACGACCTGGTTGCGCCAGAACGTGTTGGATGCACGCGAGATGCCGCCGACAGTGCCGGTCGTCGGGTCAGACACGACGAACAACCCAAGGCCGTGCATCTGCTTGCCGCCCGATCCGGTGCCTGCCGAATAGGACGCCTGAGCGACCAGATCGTACAGCGACTTCTCGGCGTTCTGCACGCGAGAGCCGACCAGATCAATCACCTCGAACTCGCCCATGTTCTTGAGCTTTTCGAGGCCCGACCAGACCACAGGCACATAAGCCTGCTTCCAGTCGTATTCGGCGGCGCTGAACGGCTCGAACGTGTTGGTGTTCAGGGTGTCGAAGCCTGCGTACCACGCACCGTTCGGGTTCAGTGCAGTCTCAAGTTCCTGGACGATGGTGCGACCACCGCCGGCAGGCTTAACCTTGCCGCGCCGGCGAAGCCGGTCGAGCAAGACAGTTGTTTCGGTGGCATTGTCCGCCAGCTTGCCGCTACGATTGCGGAGCGTGGTCGTTACAATGTCATCGAAGTTAGGATTCGCGGGCATTAGTGCCGCTCCTTACTTCAAACGCGAGCGCCTACTTCCTGATAGGCTCGCCGCGCATCATCAAAGGGAGAGCCGCTTTTGGTGTCGGCGGTTTCCCGCACGGCAGCCGATGGCGACCCGGTGATGGACCGTGACGCTTGACGCGCCTTGTCCGCTGCATCTTTTTCACGCTGCTTGCGGTCTGCCTCGTCCTTCGCGATCCGCTCCTTGAACGAGAGTTCGCGAATGTCGGGGTCAAGATTGCAGGCCATCTCGTAAGCCGTTTTCATATCCGCGAGTGTGTCGCCGGTTTCCTGGACTACGCCCCCGTTGAATAGTTGAGCCATCAACGGTCGAACGTTCTCGAAATAGCGATGCGCGGGGTCTGACTTGAAACGCTCCATAGCGGTGTAAATGACGCTTTGCTGGCGCGCTTGCTCGGCTTGCTGCTGTTGCGTGATGTGATGCTCTAAAGTGGATACTTTCTGCAAAAGCGGGTTTAGATGCTGTTGCAGCACTGAGGGGTCGAACGGTTGAGGGTTCGACGGATCGGCCTGCACCTGTTGAAAGGGTTGCTGGCCGTATGCCTGGAAAATGCGTTGCGCCAATTCCACGGGGTGCGTCCCCATGTTGGCGGCGATCTGTGAAACACCCTTGACCACATCCTGCCTGAGTAGATTTTCCAGGCCGGTGTAGTTGTCGAGGGCCGCCTTGAGCGTGGTGCCGCCACGCTGCGCCATCTCGACATAAGGCATGATCTCTTTCATGCCTGAGTATTGTTTGAAGCCGTCCGAGACTTCCTGTTCGCGCTTCACGATGTCGGCGCGGACGTACTCGGGGAGTTTGTCCCATTCCGCCTTAGTCTTTACCGAGAAGCCCGGAGGCGGCGCACTAACCTGAGCGGTCTGCTGAACCGGAGCCTCTAGCTTCGGATCAGCGGGCCGCTCAATCGCCTCCGGTTCTGCCTTGGCCTCGACCTTGGCGGGCTCGTCTGCCTTGGCTTCCTTGGGAGCGAACCGTCCCCTCTCGTCACGGACGCGCTCGGCGGTTTCCTGCGCGGTTTCTACCGGCTCATCAGTCGCGGCCTCTACCGTCTCCTCGACA